ATTGACAGGATGTGGGATAAAGAAGATCCCAAGAAAGATGCGAAGAAAGCAATGTGGTATTTAAATCGCCTTATTCAAAAGTTAGAAGACTGAAAACTCGCGGTCGTCATCGTCGTCATCTTCTTCGTCATCCCCCTGGCACATCATTGCCAACTCAACTAGCTCAAGCTGGGTGGGATGATCAAATTCAATTTCAATATTTTCGTCCGCAAGCAGGTCTTTAATTGCCGCCCACTCAATCAAGCGCCGCTGGTACAGATTTAGCAACGCAGCATAAAGTTCATCCCACGTCATCTCTTGAGCTTCCAGCTCTGCTTTACGCATTGCGAATTGCAGTTGAAGCGGGAGTTCTAATTCGCGGGGACGAACTGCGTCTTCCATTTCTGTATGTCAATCTGAAAATATTCTAATCCCAAGAGATGGAGATTGAATCGTTTTCTTCGTAGTCAGAGTCCAGTTCAAAAGAAGTCTCTGCTTCAAAGCTATTGACAAACTCAGCTAATACGTAAGGGTTTGTACTAGCTTCCAGGGAGCGGATCGCTTGTATTTGATTGGGCTTTGCCGAATAATTCCTAAATGCGTCAAGAAGAATTTCCCCACCTTTATCAACTGGCATTTTGATTTCAGCCAAGAAAAGATTGGACTCTTCCCTGCGACGATCAACTAGACCGCCAATGACTTTGTAGTAGGAATCAAAGATCCAATGTGTGATTTCTTCTGCGGCACCGCCCCAATATTCATTTTCAACAGCATCAATAATTTCACTGTACAAGAAAGGTTCCCAGCCAATTGAATGAATGAAAGAAATTAGAGCTTCCCGCATGGAAGCATCCAGGCCAAGGTTCAGGCGTGTTAATTCGTCATCAATAAGTTCGATCTCGTGGAATAAGTATTCCAGAGCCTTGTGTTGTGTGCAGCGGTGTCCTTGTTTTACGGGAGAACCGTCTGGATAATATTGCGTTCCATATCCAAGTGTGTAAGGAGCGCCACCAGTACTGGGATCTGGGTAAGCCTTTTCGCTGTACCCTTCATACTTTTTGATTATGTTAATCGCACGCCGAAAGTCGGCCATGGAAAGTACAGCAATTACTTTCCATAATAGTGTTAATTAAATTAAAGTGCTAACCTTTACCTTGCCCTATTCTTTTTTTACGTCCATGAGAAGGCTTGGAATTCTGTCCTTGACCTTGTCTCGTCAGCTTAGGTTGTGATTCTTTTTTCTGAATCGTGTTGCCTTTTACTTTACCCATCTAAGTCACCATTTGGTTTTATGACTCCAATATCGAGCTGACATAATATCAGGTTTTGCATCTTGAGCATTATGCCTTGCGTAATATGATTTACGTCTGGCTTTGTCTTTTTCTGTTGTAGGATTTTTACCTGCGCCTTCTACACCTTGTTGACCAAAGCGAATAATCTTTTCCTCTCCGTCCTTGCATGCTTTAACCACATGAGATTTTGTAGGGTGCCCAGGGGTCTTCTTTGGTTTATTACAAGGCATTGAGTCCTTGTGAAGCTTAGCCGCCGTGGCAGCCTTCCTATGTTTATCTGCCATCAACCAAACCCTTTAAATAAAGATGTGAACTCATCTAAGAAACCTTGACCAGCTTTTGATTTGGTCGGCAGGTTTTCATCTTCATCAATTGTAAAATAACTAGATTTTGTGGGTGTTTCTTCTTCTTGATTATCTTCTCCAAAGAAACTTTCAATCGTTCCAAGGGACGCAAAGGGATCTGAAAAATCAAGACCAGTAGTTTTGAGTGCTTGATTAGTGCCTGCCTTGGTGAGGGCAGCTTGCTCTGATCGATCTAAATCAGGAAAAAAGTTTTCATAGAACTCATCCTCTGTCCCCTGGAACCCAGCAGACTGGAATACTTTGTAGAGCTCGGTTTCTTCTCCAGTTTTTTCAACTGGTTTGTAATCACCTTCTCTTTGAATGTAGGTAACACCAAGAATTTCTTGCGTTGGTTTTTCTTTCTTTTCGTTCAGGTATTTAATTTGTTCTCTAATTTCTTGCGCGGAACCTGTTCTAAGCGCTTCTGTAATGTAATCTTTTAACTGATTAATATCACCAGCAAATTCAGTAAGACCATACTTGCTTAGTACTTCATCCCAAGTTTTTTTATCATCTGGATTTAAACCTTTTAACATCTCATCTGCGAACTCTTCGGGCTTGATGAATTGACCAAAGATCGTTCCTTGCGCCAATGCTTCTTCTTTGAGTGCTGGAAGGATGGTGTTGTAAATTTCATCCCTGACTTTTGTTGCGTTAAGGATGTCATCTGCCGCATCATAACCACTCCCTTGCCCCTTTACTTGGAAGTGCATGCGAGCAAATGCGTCTTTGTCGTTAACATCAATACCAAATCGATAAGCTTGTGATTTCCAGTAGGGATCACCTTTCTTTGCCGCTTCCCAATCAGCAGCCACTGTTGAGGCTTGATCTAAGTATTGTTGCTCACGTGCTTTATCTCCTGTTGGAGAAAAATAAAACTCAGAATCAAAATAACGCTCAGGTGTTTTTGCAACCTGGTCAATGTATTGTTGAGCCCGAAGGTCTGCAACAAGTTTTACAGCGTTAAGAATATCCTGAGTTTGGAATGGGTTTTGTTCTGATTGACGGACATCAAGATACTCGACAAACTCATTCATTGATTTTGATTCATTAAATCGTGGAATCAAATACTGATCAATGAAATCTCTTGCAAATTGACCCTGAACTTTTACTCGTTCTTCTGCTTGTTCTTTTGTTAGGCCAAGCTCTAGGTCGTCTTGGTACTTGGTCTTGAGTGTATTGTCAAACCATTGCTGCCAGTTATAAGTAACTTCATTGTTAATACCAGTAATTCCACGGAGGGATTTCTCAAGAGATTCTTCTGCTTTTTCCCCTCCCATAAATGAAAGAACGCCGCCAACACCAGAATCTCCAAGAATGGAATTTGTTAAGTCTTGGTTAATATTATTGATTTCCCCAAATGAATCAAAGCCGGAAAATACTGCTAATTCTTGTTCTTTAGCTTTGGCTTTTTTCATTTCTTCAATTGTTTCTTTCAACACGTCTTGCGTTAAAGCTCCAAATCTTTTAACGTCAACAATTGCTTTTTCACCAACTGCTTGGTTTAGCGCATCTTCTAATTCAGTAATACCGTAGTCAGAATTAATGTTGTACTGAAAAGAAATGGCTTTGTCTTCGGGACGATCAGACATCCGAAAGAGAACCCCAAATTCATCAGGTTTAGTCACGTCAAGAAAATATTGTTTGCCTAGGTTTTTCCAATAGGTGTCACCAGCTTTTGCTTCTTCCCAGGCTGTAGCAACTTCTGGAACGTTCAACAAGCGTTCTGTTTGAGTATCTGTATCTACCCCAAGCTGAATGGTACGGGCTTGCTGTAGATCAGTGTCAGTTGGTTTTTGTTCTACATATTGCTTGGCAGCGGCAAGCTCTTCTGCTTTGTTACCACGGACACCAGAAGGTTTACCAATGTTTGTGTAGTGCTGCAAATAAAAACCATTTTCGTTTCCATAGCGCAAGGTTATGTCTATGTCATCATTAGCAACAGCAGAAGCCCATTGTTGTGATGCATTGGGATTTTGTGTTTTGTAATAAGTGGCATCAAATGCACCATATGGGGGTTGCGCACCAAGGTTTGTGTTCCATGTTTGTAGTTTGTTTTGAATGTAAAAAGTTTTGTAGTCAGACAGTAATGTATTTTTAATTGAATCTGATTCTGCTTTAGAAAACCCTGCAGACTCAAGCCCTAAATCTGTATTTTTTAAAATATCTCTCTGCTTGGCATAATCTCCCCCCATGGTACTAGACTGCACCTGAGAAAATAAATCTTCTGCTTTATTTCTTGTAGTTGCTTTTGTATTTTCTTGATTATATTCAGCTAATTCTTTTTCGTAATTAGCTTTATCTTGGTTAAAAATATTGTTTAAATCTTCATAGACTCTGGGATCTATCATCCCAGCCCAGCCTCTCTGCAGGTTTTGATACGCAGTTTGATAAAACCTTCCTTGCCCGCTTGCTCTGCTTGAGTTGTTCCAGTACCAGTTATGGTCTGGAGCTGATTGCATTTGTGCTGGCTCTGCTTTACTTGTTTTCCATTTACCAGTTGCAGAGTCTTTAACAATTGCCATATCAAACTGCCGGTTTTAACTCGTGTAATGGATAAGAAAAAATGTCAACAACTTCTTGTGACATCCAGGCTTTGATTCTTTCCATCTTAACCTGAGTAAAGAATTCCTGCTGCTGGTACCATTCATCCACGGCAATGCTGCCTTTGTTGCTATTGCAACGACGGCATGCAGGAATCAGATTATTCCTGTTGCTAGAGCCAGACTTAAACCTTGGGACAATGTGATCAAGACTTGTGGCAACGTCTTCACAGTAAGCACATCTGTAATCCCAAAACTCGTAAATAGATTCTCTGAACTTTCTTTTGGCTAACTTTGGAGTTAATTCGACCAGGAGAGCAAGAGGCGCGTGCTCGTCATGGAACATACTCTTTAGTTGCTGTTAACTTATTTTAAGATTCCTAAGCCAATCTAAAGTTTTAAAATTTCGTAAAGGACGCTTGACATCCTTTGTCTTCAGGGTAGGGTATATCTGAACACGTCCTTGTTCTTCATGGCGGCCACAACCGGCTGGGTTTCAGCCAACAAAGCATGCGAGTCCCTGGGACTTGACAGGAAAACGCTCTTCAAGATGCGCGACGATGGGACCCTTCGTTTAGGACCCCATTACGCCGCGTTTAATAATACGTTTTCACGAGACTCGTATCGCTGGCACCTCGCTAGTGTGCGCAAGGAATTAAGGAAGAAAGGGATTCCTTTTGCTGATCCGCTTTCTTCGGAAAATACAGAGACTTCCGCAACTGATATGCAAGTTGAATATCAGTGATGTTTAATGAAACTTTTTGAGTTTCAATTGCATTGCTAAGTTTGTTTTTAATCTTATCGAAGCAGTCTTCAAGATTTGAAGGCTGCTTTTCTTTTAGTTGAAACAAGATGATCCACTGTGGATGCAGTGGTTTAATTTTCTTTTTCTTGGTGGGAATTGTAATTGTGTTGTCTGGGTTCCAGGTAAAACTCTTTAATTCTTTTGGGTGTACACCATAGGTTGCTGCCATGCCAAAGAGCCAGGCTGCGGCACCAAAACTTTTGATCCTGGATAGCTGAAAGTAATCGTCTACGATCGCCTGATCAGGCGGAGGGGGATGGATAGGTTTCATTGGTCTCTGGCGTGTAGGCCAACTAAACCTTAAACCTTACCAGGCCCAGGGACGCGTTAATGTGGAAATCTTGTTGAGTCTTAATAGACTCAATACAAGTATACACTAATCCAACATTGTAAAGTTTTCTATCAATATTTTATCTGTCGCAATGTTGAACAGCTTTTGAATTACGGGATACAAAATTGGTGACTGAGCGTTATAAGGTGGTACGTCCATAACAGAAAGAGAGCGTACCGTTTTAAAGTATTCTCTATCCTTTTGAATTTTAATTTCGGTTTGTTTTACAAGTCTTTGTTCCCACTCAACCATTCCTGTAATGCCTACAGGGAAGTCAGACGGTTCAGGAGGAAATAACTTATCCCTAAACTTAAGGGCATAAATGTGTTTGCAATATCTCAGCTCATCCAATAAAGGAGTCCAGTTATCTGAAATGGTAAGGATAATGTCTTGAGGAATTGAGTTGCCATCCGTTGATAATGAGAATGTACTGTAATCGTCGTATCCAGGCATGCCTTCTGCCGTGGAGCCAGGGATGGAGATGTTAGTGGTGCTTCTTTTATAGATCGCACCAAACTCTCTGTAGACACCAGGATTGTCACGTGTTGCCCTTATATCCGTATTTGATGCATCGGTAACGGTGTAATCTAATTCAAAACCTTCGGGTGCGTACACATCCAAGCTGCGATTGACACCTGGTGCTGTCATTGCACTGTTATCAACAACTCCATTTACCTGTGTGACTTCAAAACGACCAGGCTTAATAGCAGATGCGTTTGTTCTTGGGAAAAACTTCTTGGTTGTATTTGCTCCTCCCATTACAAACGAATAGTCTCTATGGGTAAAATCCTGACAAGTGCATGCATATCTCGATCCTGTAATCAGAAATCTGCCGGGGGTGAAACAAACAGGAGAAGGAGAGATAAACTGTTTGTCCGGTGATACGTAAACAGAGCCTGCTTTTTTAAATGTCAGAACACCCGTATCTTGATTGATTGCGACAACAACAGCTTGAACATATCCATACCTGGTTTGAGTCTGCGGATTAATTGTGTCACTCGTGATGATTGGTCCATCTTCAACAAGGATGCGATCTTCAAAGATTTCTGTATTGGCAGGTTTTAAGCCGTTAGGTTGCCCTGGGACTGAAATATAGAATGGTGCGGGAAGTGGATTGGCAGAACTCCAAGTTCCCGTTAATTTGACATACCAGTAGAAAGAATCTTCTGTAACACTTTCAACGGATAGCTTTTGAGTGCTAACTGGATCTGTTAATTGATCTGTACGTACAGAACCCGCATAACGCCAAATAGCCCAGTGCATGCCAAGCTCTTTGTTGCTTGTTGGGAAGCCAACAAACGCACCAGAGATTACAGTGTTTGAATTCCCAGTGCTTGCGCTATCTGGTGTTTCGTATCTGAATGAGAATGTATATTCATTGCTATATGTGTAGGCATTGGCAAGTTCATATCCTTTTCTCCATCTTGACCAAGCTGATTCCCTATTGGCAGCGTAGATCGAATCTGGGACGCTGCCCTTAGAGAATTCTGTTGTGATTGGTTTGATGACGCCAGGGTTAAATGGCTTTACTTCTTGGAAATTACCAAAGTTATTGCCACTTCTTTTGGCCATTTATCAGAAGAAACCACCCTGAGCGATTACGTGTGCACCAGGGTTGTAACCAGAGATGTTGGGGCCATCCGGGAAAACACCGACGTACAGACGGTCGCCACGCTCTAAGTACACTCCCTTATTGCGAAGAGGAGCAGTAGTGCCCAGGCCAGTGGTATTGCCAGCAGACATAACAGGAGCAGCAAGAGTCGGAAGGACATCCGAGCAATCAACCTCCTGCGTGTTGGCCGGAACAGTTTTGGCGCACACAACACGGTAGTCCCCAGAGGCGGGGATGGGGTTGGTTGTACCGCGAGTATGGTACAGCACAAAGGTCACGGCTGGTTGAGTGCCGTAGTTGGTTCCGTTGTACGTGAAACCTTGTACGATGCCACCAGAGTAGTGGATAGCGGTGTTAACGCCCGTTAGCGTGGTCGTGCCTGTGTAGGTGTAGTAACCGACTCCACTGCCCGCTCCGCTGCCCGTGAGGATGCCTGTAGCGGTTACGTTAGCGATCTGACCACTAACAAAGGAAACAATGGTTCCAGACGTTCCTGCGCTTACCGTGTAATCAGCGGCACGATAGAAATCATTACGAACAATCTTGACAGAATCAACAACACCACCGTTGTTATTATCTTCACTCAACGTTGCGTCCATATCGACGAGAATCGCCGGGACCTGACCGCCCTGTACAAAGATAGTATTGTTAGTCGCACTACCAACAATCTGAGTAGTTACCCTGACGGCATCATAAAGCGGCCTGTCAATAAAAACAGGGGACTTGTTTGTGGCGGTCGACGACATGTAACTGTACCTAGGTTGTTTTTATTATAAATCAATTAGACGCCCATGTATTGGGAAAGATTGCCAAAGGGTGTATCGGGCATCTTTGCTTTTGCAGTAAACAACCTCTCGGGATTAGCCTGAAGGTTTAAAAAGTTTTGGAAAAGGTCGACATCTTTATCTAATTCTTTTCCTGCTTTGGGCTGGAACGTAAACCTTTTATTCGCAATATAGCGAGAGGTCTCCAGGGGATAAAGCCGGTAATCACTCAAACCAGACCTGGAAATATCTCCGGGCAAATAACTATCCGAATCTACGTATTCAGAAAACCTAGCCATTACGCTTCCTCCTCTTCATTAAAGAACATCTTGTAAGCATTAAGAAAATCTTGGCTATCGGGAAGAGGAAGTTGCTCTGCGGCAGGCAAAGAAGAAAGCCCTGGGAAAGAGCCTGCCATTGGTATGTATTTCATAATGCTTTGAAGAAGAGATCCTGCCTGTTGATTTCCTTTTTGAACGGGTGTCGACGCTACAGGAGCTGCAGGATTTTCAGGCGTTACGGGTAAATCACCAAGAACGCGACGAGCATTTTCATATAAATCGCCACCTTTTTTAAACCTAGGAAGAGCGCTAGATACTGAAGTGCCAAAAGAATCTTTGGCTTTTAGCGATACGTTTGGATTACCGCCAAGAACAGTTACATAAGCGCGATCAATACCCATTTGACCAGGCTTAAAACCACGGTCTTCAAAGTATTTTAAAACAGCGGGCATTTGCCCAGCTCTTGTCTGCGGCCCAGAAATACCATAACGCTTCTGTTCGTTCTGCCCAAACTGAATTAAGCCTCTATGTTGACCGCCCGCACCACCAACAATATTAGGATCCATGTTGGGGCCTGACTCCAAGGAAAGGAATCCGCCAAACTCATAAGGATCTAAGCCTAATTTTTGCGCCCCACGGAAGATGGCCATCCGCTCTTCATGGGGGAGAGTACCAACGCGTGGAGTGGGCATAATAACTGAATTTTTATTCTCCTACCCAATTTGAATCTGCCTTAAGACCAGGAACGAATACTGCTTGGAGAGCCACAACTAAACTCAGTTTGGCAGTGAGGCGTCGAAGGAAATTACGGCAAAGAATCATTGGGCTATTGCAAGGACACTGGTCTCCATAGATCAAATGATCTGTTACCCAGCGGGTGGACTTACCCACAGATGTGGTGCCAAGTAACCTTAGTTTACCAAAGGGTTATTTTAAGCGCCCTTCAAACGCACGCTTGAGTAACGCAAGTTGCGTCTGGGTTAGATTCTCAGAGGAAGGAACGTCAAATCCTTGCTTAAAAACGTTCTCACCAATCATTGAAGGAGGGGCTTGCCCTGGTACGCTAACGCCAAGTTGTTGTGCATTTGCACCCATACCAAATGCATTCATGCTACCGGCTTGTGCTGAACCAGGGAACTGCACTCCACCAGGCGCGCCGACTTGTTCACTGGCCTGCTGATACGTGGCTTGCGTAACGCCAGGGATATCTTTACCAAACACTTGAGATCCAGACATCGCTGCAGATGTTTGGTAACCCACTTGTCCAGGTCTTACTTGTTTTGCAAGCGTGGGATTAGTAGTTGCCCAGATCTGAAGACCAATTCGTTCTTTGTCTTCGGGACTTGCTGCGTTATATGCTTTGGTTAACTCAGCTACTTGATATTTTTTAACAAGAGGATCTTGTTCTGTAAGCTGAGCAATACGAGAACGCTCTTGCATTTCAGCGCGTTCTTCAGCATTTCGAAATGCAGTTTCTGCGGCCGCAAAAGTAGAAGGTGTGTTAGCGGCTGGCTGAAAAATAGAAGGGGGTGGATTGATTGCTTTACCTGTTTTAAAGTCGTATTCAATCCCGTTGACTGTATAGTTTTTACCTTGACTAGCCACGCCTCTTGACATTCTTTTTATGTCATCACGCGTTGGAATAAATCCTGCATTACCTAAAATATCTTGTACTTTATCGGCTCCATACAGTAATCCGCCTAAGCCCTGGGCTTGATTTGTGAATGGTGCAATGCGTTGGCCAAGACCGCCAAGTTTGCGAAGTATTGATAAATCCATTATCGGCAAACCTCATGTAAATAAATGCGTGATCCAACCGAAACGTCGGCAGGTCCAGGAATTGCCTGGATGAATTCAGCGCCAGACCTTTCGTAACGATAACGAGCCTGGAAAGGATCTTTATAGTTGGGGACGTAAAGAATATGTGCTAGACGATTTGTTTCGTACAAATAAATTTCGTCCCAGACCTTTAATGCTTCTCTTGCATTACTGGAACGAATAGTACGATCAACGTCGCCTGCGATATTCTCAACGCGGGTGGAAGGCGTTAACGCAACTTCGGTTTTCTTTTCGGCCGTATCACAACGACCAATCTGAATAATGATCTTGTCGTAAAAGTAAGAGTCTGGAACAGTATTAAGTGATTCCTCTAGACGAGCGTAGTCACCAGCAGGAACCGACACCACGTAATAACCCAAGTGGTAACGAACTCTACTCTTATCAAAATCACTGAGCTGCACAGCTTGCGCCCTATTTAATCTTCATTATAAATTGAAGTAATCAAGCAAAAAGTTGCATTGCTTGTTCAGGAGTAATCCCCATAGATGAATAAGGCTTAAGAGTATCCAACATTGATTGTTGCCTGCCCTGCATTGCTTGCTGAAGAGCACCTGTAATTAAAACATCTTTTAAAGATTGTTGCTTGCCAAACAATGCTTCCATCAACTTATCATTTCGCTCTTCATTTTGTTTTGCATTGTCCCCAGGGAGTGTTGGAGCCGTTGGTAAATCAGAAGCACCGACCGCAGCTTTGGCTCCGGGTTCAGTATGAAGAAACCTGATTTCATAAGGGTTACCTTGCGGATCAGTTGTTTGTAACGATCCAAAACCGGAATCTGGTCTATATGTTCCATAGCCTTTATAGGCAAGTGGTGTGCCAGCACCTAAACCAATATCAATCCCCTCATGAAAAGTAGATGCTCCCGCCGTAGGAGCAGCTCTCTTTCCGTACTCGGAAGTAATTGGAGCATTCCATTTCCAATTTTGACCTTGTTGCTGAACTAAAGGGGTTTGCTCTTTACCAATTAAAATGTTTTGAAGAAGTGTTTTAGCTGTTCTGGGATCAATCTTTTTACCTTTTTGCGGCCCAAACTGAGGTATGACTCTTACGTCTAAATGTGCCCCAGTAGAAGGAAAAACATCTCGACTGGGATCAACAACTCTTCCTACTGGAATTAAGCCTGCCATTATCTTGTTTTCTTTTTATTCTAAAACTAAAAACCCCTGGTTTCCCAGGGGCTATAAGGAGATGTAGTTTAGATGCGGATCAGATCAGCGGCAAAAACGGAGTCCCAATCAACTCGACGAATTTGACGCAACTGGTCGAGATTACTGAATCTTTCACCGGAAAGTGACAGTTGTAAATCTTTAATCTCTCGAGCAGTCTTTAATCCAATTCCTTTGATATGATCTGCAATCATCTGTGCCGTAGCACCGTTGATATTGAGACGCGTATCAGGAGGAAAGTTGCGAGGTTCTTCGTTAGCTGCTTTGTCTTTTACCTGAAGAGTTTTTACCTTCTTTGTTGCAGGCTCATCAGGAGAGAGTTCGGTTCGATAAGCGGTATAAAGGCGACCGTCTTGATCTTCGACCATGAACCAATCGCCGTTATCCCATTCGCTAATAATTCGAACTCTTGCTCCTGTTTTGCGGTGACGATGAAGAATCTCTTCAGAGAGAACAGACATAGGACCAGAAAATGTATCTGGTCCTAGTTTAACCTAATCAGCTAACAGTGCGACCCAGGAGGTAGCCATCGATGTCCTCGTAGCCAGGAGCTTCATCAGGTTGGATGTAGCACACTTCAACCACGAAGTAACCGGTACGGCCAGCAGCTTTGTCGGCATCAGAGATGTACCAACCAGCCGCAGTGCCACTGGTAACAGTAGCAGCAGTACGCGAGAACACTTTGTAAGTGGCAGCGCTAGTAAGCTCTTTATACACGTTGGTAGCAGTAACACCTGCAGCACCAGTAGCGGTGAGGAAGGGGTTCGTGCTAAAAGCGGCAGAACCACCAGCGAAGAAGATTTCGCCTTCTTGGCCACCGGAAACAGTGCTGCTCAGGTTGGCCTGGGAAACACCTTCGCCAACAACTGCGTTAGAAGCAAGGCCAGTAGCAAAAGAGATGACGCGACCAGTGGTGGCATACACACCAGAAGCAACGCGGCCATCACCCCAGCCCGAAGCAACCGAGATGGTTGCACGATAAACGTAAGCAGGAAGGGTCGAGGAACCGCTGATCACCATGCCGGTGATGTCAGTGCGGGTGTCATCGTTCCGATAGGGGGAAGGAACAATAACGTTGCCGGAAGCAATCGCGCCATCACCGGAGTTGGTGGTGACGGGCACATAACCACGCTGTTGGAAGTAGCGATAGCCAGGAATAGCCAGCACCGAAGTGGGGCCACCTTTTGAGCCATCATTAGTACCGCCGTAGTCGGCATCAATGTTCTTGTACCAACCGTTCAGCGGCTCTGCCCAGTTACCAGGGTAGATCTTTTTAGACGAGAGATAGGTCATTTATTTCTCCGTATGGTTTATTTATGGTTTACTTATCAGACGCTGCCGTCATCGGAAACGAAGCTGTAAGCGGTGGTGATGAAGTCTTTGTTCAGGACTTCAAAACCAGCGTACAGTTGCCAGATCAGAATAATGAAACGGCTGAAGTCGTCGTTATTGTTGATCAGCACCTGAGCATTGGGGCCGCCGATACCAACGCCAACGGCCTGAGGACCAAAGAAGAAACCTTGAGCAACTTCTTGGTTGGAGTAGGAAGCAGGGGTAGCAAAGCTAGCCGAAATAGTCTTGGTGGGGAAGTTGGTCGACTCGAAGAACTTCACACCTTCAAACTGAACACCAGTCGGCATGACGGGTTCACCAGCCAGGAAGTAAGCCTGACCAGCCTGGGGACCCATGTAGAAGCTGGCGTTGTTAGGCATCATGGGGTTACCCATGTACATGCCTTGGCCAGGATTACCGCTATAACGGGCGATCTCACGGAAGTCAGGATCACGACGCAGGTGCATCATGAAAGTGGGATCGCAAATGCAACGATACAGACCATCGGTGAAGGTCGGCACGTTACGCTTACGCATATCCTTGACAACGCTCAGCAGGTCGGTACGAACCGAAAATTGCTGAAGGTCGTTGGTATATTCAGTAGCGGTGTAGGCGATTTGACCAGAAGAGTTCTTGGTCTTGCCACCAGGGAAGAAGTAGCCACCTTGGGTGGTAGAAGCAACACCATTGGCTTCGGCTTTGGCCAGTTCGTCAATAAAGACGCGGTCACGCCAACGGCGATAGTCGTCAAGCAGCGTCAGGCTACCGATCGACTGGTGGAACATATTCAGGTTGCCGGTGTCCAGCAGCAGACGCTGGGCGGTAACCAGAGTTTCACGAGCAATCTTGAAGGTCGAAGGCTGAGTCGGATCGCCCGGGTCAGCAGGACCGGTGTATTCCTTAAGCACCACCAGGACTTTCTCCTTGGTGATGTTACGGCTGTTAGCAGTACCAATAGTCTGGTCAGCAATGCGCTCACGGCTGTCCTTAGTACCAGGGGTACCCCAGAACTTATAGCGGTCGAGCTGAACGGTTTGACCAGGTTGACGAGTGAAGTCGTGAACAACAACAGGCTCTACGGCCATTTCGCAGATGTACGCCGGGTGGGGGCGATACAGTTCTGCACCCAAAATCTTGGGGAAATCGGTATCAAGAAACACTTTAGTTTATCCTCCAGTACGCAGGACTTTGTCGGGTGAAAGATTCAGACAAGAAATGTCTTATCTAAAACAAATTTTAGCAGTTGATAATTTATCAACTAATGTAACGAAGAGTAGGGGTACTTGAACGTGCCCCTGGTGTATTACTAGAACCCGCAAGTTCGGGATCAGTAATAACATTTTGATTGAATCCAGGGAGGCCTGTCATTTGTGCAATGTTTGAAACACCGCCACCAATCATGCCACCTAAAGCACCTGTACCCAAGTAACCAAGACCAGCACCAGACGCTGCACCAATATTTAGTGCGTTAATGGCTGTACGGGCTTTTTGGCGTAATTCTTCACTGTTTGGCGCATTCCCAATTTGCATGCCAGTTCCGGTTGCCATTCGGCCTGCACCTTTTTTTGCAAGCTGTTCAGCAATACCTGTTTTTGCATTTCTGAGTTCAGCGCGTAAAGCGGGCATTCGATAGCCACCAAGGGCTCCAAGGGCACCGGCACCGATGGCTTCTGCAACAAGACGCCCTGGCTCTTCCCTGCCTGCCTCACCTGTTACCAAGTTACCGGCGGTTGCTAAACCACCGGCAAGTGCGGCACCAGCTAAGGCTGAAGGGATGGGGCGTTTGCCAATAGAAGCAGCAATATCGCTGGCATATTTACCGGCTAGATTAAGCATCTCACTCCATCACAAACAGTTTGTTAGCCAGGACTTGAGGTTGAGCTTGGTTGATGACGCGCCAAGCATTCTGGGGATCACGTGCCATCACTTCGTTGAAGTTGCCCCAGAAGTTTTCAGGTTGCTGAGGAGCGGCGGCAGCAGGAGGAGCGGGGAGCTGACCATACTGAGGATTGACGGGCTCAGTGCGGTAACCAGGGGTTTCCAGTTGCTGCTCACTTTCGTACACAGGGTACGGACCTTCAGGACCAAAGAACTTCAGCGTGTAATCGCTGAGAACATCAGGATTGGTCAGGATTTCGTTGTAAGCCAAGTTCTCCTGGTGCTCATTGACAGCGAACTGTGCGTAACCCTGAATGGTATTAGCGGCGCGATTTCCCCACGCGACGGCGCTGTCCAGCATTTGCTCCAGGTTCAGAGCGTAGTTGTTCAGAATTCCTGGTGCCTCGATCCCGAACGCGTCCATCACCTGACGGCTTTCCCCGCTCATCCCCAGGTAATCCGCGATTTGCTCCAAGGAGGGACCCGAGGAGGTTTGGGAAGAGCTGGGCGATGAGGCCGGGTTGGGCGACCAAGTCTGCGGAGCCGATTGTTGCGTAGCTGGGCTGCTGGGAATTCCGTAATTCGCCGGGGTATACGCTGTCGTCGGTGCGGAGGGTTGACCCTGGAACGGGGATTGGACTGGTGCGCTCAGCAGGTTCACCACCTTGTTGAACGCCGATTCCCATGGGTTGCCCTGGGAGTCCGCCGGTTGGGATTGGGGGGCGTATTGAGACGGGGCTGATTGGTAATTGGGGGCTGCCTGAGGTACCGCTTGGGGGTAGCTCGTACCCACTTGGTACGCTTGGGGTGCCACCTGGTAGCTGACCGGTTGGCTGGACGGAGCCGGAGTCACGTAACTGCTGGGAGCTACGGCCACCTGTGCTTGGCTCGTCTGTGGGATCGATTGGACGGTAGCGTCCTGCATAACTCATCTCCTTTTGTAAAGCTTCGAGAGTTCGATACAGATATGGGGTTAAATCCAGTCTGGGATCCGCAGCCATCGGTAAGTCCGGTGATTGCGGGTGAGGGGTCTGCATCATGCCTCCCACCAAGCGAGCGAATGAAGAATAGGCATTCTGCAATTCACCCACCATCCTGAACGGGAACCCAGATAACATCTCGGCCCGCTCCTCATCCGTTTTTGACGGGAAGAGGTATTTCAGTGCTTCAATGCTATCAACACCTAATTCTTGTAAGTTGCGCACCACGATGGAGTTGTTAAGGATGTCCTGAGTTGAATCCTCATAGACAGGCCCTAACCAACGCCATTGCATCGTGATGTCACCATCAGGAATAAGACCCAGCACTCCTGGCGGAATTTGCTGAGTTCTTACGCATGCCATCATCAGTTGCTTGATTCTTTCTTCAAAGCCAATGAGAGCATCTTTGTACATCTGAACTTCTTGCTCAGATGCATCTTCTGCTGGTTCAACAGGTTTTTCAAGTCCTGCTGCAGCAGCAAGAGTCTCCCTGAAGAGACGCTCTTCTTGGAAAATAATTAATTCCAAACAACGGCAGATGCCATACGAATAAACGGCAGTTGCTTTTTTCTTAGATGTAGCAGCTACACGACCAAATAGCGATTTGTATTCAGTAGCAGTAACACCGGCAGAAATTGAAAGTTCATCAACGCCACCAAGAGCAGTGCGAATCTCTTCTCGATATTGACGAGCAAAGGCGTTCTGGTCTCCGGTGATGGCATCTGGGACAATGTAACCAACCCTATCGTTTGGCTCCAGGTTGGCAATGATGCGCGGGACCCGGATCTGTCCATCAACACCACGACTAATTGGATCCGCTTTAAATGTGGAACGACTTAAAGCAGATGCACTACCAAAGCCAGAGTTTGCTGCAATAGAAGGACGCTGTACAACACCGTCTCCACCAGCTTCAATAAGGTCGGTCTTGGGACGGGAAGAAAGGAGAGTTGGGTTACCAAAGAACTGAACGTTTTTCCGCATCGTGCGGATCATTTCGTCATGCGTAACAATGTGATTAGCAAGTGCGTCAAACTCACCAACACCTTCTGTAGAGAAACCCTTGGGGTTGTTAAAGATTTCTACGCAGGGAATAAAACCGAGAGTATTACGATATGTTTTTGTTTTGCCGGGGGTTACACCCATGGGCTGATCAAAAGAAATCTCACCTTCTGAATGAGTTTCTTCAATTGTTTTTCTTTTAATTGAAAGGCGGATATAACGCTTGCTTCCCTGGCCACCAAGGGTGTCCATGCCAGTAATTGAACCTTGATTAATATCTTGATTAAAGCCAAAACCGCTTTTGACTTTATAGCTGTATATGATGACGACCTCATCTAATTCACCATCAACGTTGTAATAAGAACGATACTCGTGCTTACGAAAGAAGTAAAGTCGATAATTGCTTTGAGTAGGACGGATATAAAACAAGCCCTGGCCGTCACACAAAAAGTAATCCCAAATGGAATCCAGATGGGTGTCAATTTGATTGTATTTGACGACTCGGTCGATAAAGTCTTTTCGTTGACTTCCAAAGTTGTCTTGAGCTGGAAAAAATTCAACACCCTGCCGGATGCCAAACATTTTCATCTGTGCTAAGTGGGCTGCAACAACGCCGGTATCTACGCCAATTCCACCATCTTTTTCAAGATAGGAATCAACAATTTCCTTGAGTCTGGATTTAGCGTCTGCAGCCATTAACTATTTTCAACCCGCTGGAATTAGTTTAACAGTTTAATTAAAATTGTGTGTCATACCTTAGTTGACCGCCCATGTCATCTGGCATGCCCATGCCCATGCCCATACCCATACCCATTGGATTACGACGATTTAAATTTCTACGCACGAAAAAATCTACACCTAAACCAGGAGAGCCCTGGGGCTGACCCACGGTACCTTGTACATTTAACATATTTGTTTCAGGCTGATAACCTCCTTGTACATTAATTCTTCCTTTAGCTCCTATAGGAATATTCACAGCACCGCCCAAATCAAGACCTCCTTCTTCGGGTTCTAAATAGGAAACGCGTGGTCTAACTGAAAATACATTTGGACCAACCATTCCAGGCGCCTGCCCTTGTGTTGCCATTCCCATTTGTCCTCCTAGGGCAGCCGCTCCTGGCATAGCCTGGGCCATAAGTCCCCCCGCGTTACCTACTGGAAACATTGCGCCCGGTAATTGAAATTGAGATGGAATATTAATAGGTGATTCGTTGTATTCTTTTGTTTCTTTACCAGGAAGAATAGGAGTTTTGTTCCACGGTTCTCCTCCTTGGATTTTAAATCTAGGATCAAGCAAAGGATTTGGCCTTGCCGCTACCACTCCTAAATTTCCACCAACAGGAATACCGCCTTGAATACGCATTTATCTAATTATTCAATAGTTCTATCTTACTCTTCTATAACCTCATAACCAGACTCATCGTTGAGTTTGGAAAGAACAATTCCTTCTCCTTTGAGATTCCATGAGAGAATGTCTCCTTCCTGCCAGCCGAGTTCCTCAATGATTTCTTCGGGAAACTCAATAAAAAGTTCTCCCTCTTGATCTTCTTGAATCTCGATAATGTAGCTGGTCATTTCAAAAGGCGATCCATCATTCTGTCTAGCTTACTATTAATTTCCTTGAAGGTGTCATGCATATGCTGGATTTCCCGTAAAAAGTCAACCTTTAATACGTACTCCAGGGGCATGCGATTAAAGCTATCGTCTAGGTGTTCAACCTTTTTTTCTTGAATCGTCACGCGATCAGAGAGCTGTTTAATTCGTTCATGCGACCTGGATAACAACTTATTAGCGGCCCAGGTACCGCCTGAGATACCTGCAACACCTGTTGTAATCAAGATCGCCAGGTACTCGGGTCCCATGGCAAAAGCTTTTTTTCTTATTCTAATCGTCAGTAATCAACCTGTAGATTACCCTTCTTTGCTAATCCGTTTACGAGCCAGACGAGCGTTTCTCTTCAATCATTTTTTCAAACGTTTTAAAATCATGCGTTTTAATACGATGACAATTTGCGCACAATACTTGACATTTTAAAATTTCTTCTTTTATTTTTTCAATATTACGAGTTGACATTCTTGCTACTCCATCAATTTTTGAAGCAGGGTCCAAATGATCAAAATCTAACGCATACGGATTTTCTTTATATCCGCAACAAACGCAACCTTGTTTTAATTTTTCTTTATGGATAAATTTTATGTTTTCGTGATGTTTTTCTTTTATGCTCTTTTTGTAATATTGTTTCCTGCGTTCCCAAGCTTCTGGTTTTAGCCAATTCATTTGAAATGTGCCATCTTTATTAATTCTTGATTTTCTTCGATAAGCAAGAAAGATTCGGCCATCTGGGCCGACTTCTCCATATTGCCAAGGGCAGCCTGTTGCAGGATTAATTCGTTCCATAAAGAAACACAAGGATTAATAGTCTACCTGTAAATTACCTTTACGCATGAGCCCATTAACCGTGTACACGAGAGCGTCGACGCAATCGTCGTGACTACTAACACCAAAGTTAGTAAGCTCTTCAAACATTGCCGTAAAGTTCCGATAGCGATTAAAAATAAGCTTTCGATCTTCAAACATACCCATAATTCCCCTAAAGCGAGCTAGTTTATCCGCCCTGAAGCCTTTAACGGGATGCCAAATTAAATTGTAAAGACTATCTCCGGTTAAACAGATTCGTTTGAAGTCGGCTTCCAGTGATGCCTGATACTGAACGGCTTCTCCCCATATATCACACGTATTGTAGGTCGGGAAGTAATGACCGTTACTGTCTTGTCCAATAATGGACCAGTCACTTAATAGTTCTTTTAGCGCGTCAAGTTTTTCTAGATTACCCATCACGCGCATACGACGATAATCAATAATGTGAACTTTGTCACCCAGGCGTCCGCCAAGAACAAATACGGTGTAATCATTCTTTTCTTTAGTACCAGCGGAGAGGTCGACCCCAACCCCAAGAGCATCAAACTCAGTTGCGATCTCAGCTTTGACAATCAACTCAGGCGCGAGAGACAACTCGTTTTGCCTGACGATTTGATTCATGTACTGGAAAGAAAAAGCAATTGGTGCTTGCCGTTTCTTTTCTTTTAAGTAGTCAAGAGACCACATCTCTGGCCAATAGGACTCTTCCTCTCCGGTGTCTGGATCGCTCTGGATAGCAGAAAGAACAATCTGCGTCCAGTTATTTTGTGAATTGAAGGTAGTTGCATGAATGTCATCATGCCTGAATCTGGTACCAAGGCAGATCGCCCTACCACCTTCAAACATGGTTGGCGCAATAACTGCGTTCCAGTTATCCTGCATCATTTTCCTGATGTCAGGATTGGAGATATCTGATGAGCTTTTGATAGCGTCATCAATAATTACAAGTTGGCTTCGTTTGGAGGTAACTGAACCTTTTAAGCCTGCAGCGCAAAGTGTAAATTGTTCTTCACCAGCAATGTCAATCCCTGCAAAACGGTGGTCAATTGACCAGTACTCATTACTCGTTACGTTCTTGAGTAGTTTTACAGTTGGAAAAACTTCTTGATATTTTTTGCTCTCAATAAGTCTTTTGATCGTTGCCGACTTAGATCGTGCAATATCAACAGTGTATGAAAGGTAAAGAATCTGTAGTGGTCTCTTGGCTGCCGTGTGCACGCCAATGGCCCATGCTGCAAACAAACCTGCGACAGTGGACTTGGCTGAACCCCTGGGTGCCAATAAGTCAATGTTGGGACCGGCAACTTTAAGCAAACAAGAGCTGTCTTGGTTAGTTACCAGGTGCCGATGCCAATCTTGGTGATGCTTAGCAGGTGGCTTATCAGCTACATAATCACAGAAAAAACCAAAGTCTTCTCTTGCTTGTTCCAGGAGATCTTCATTATCATGCTTACGAACGCGATGCTTCTGTGCAGCAGCTTGAGCATTACGTCGGTAAGCTTGATGAAGATGTGCAGGCACAATATAGCCAGTAAGTTAATTAATACTAACCTACTCTTTTGTTTTGTTGCGTTTTTGCTCTTGATACTTACGTGCTTTATCTAGAGCTGCTTTACGCTTT